TTTGTAACTACTGAATTAATATCTAATATATTAGATGATACTGTTGTTACATCTCCACTTATACCAGCAACAGTTGTAATATCATTTTTAATTCCATTTAATGCAACAATTTCATCGTACAGTCCAGCTAAAACAGCTATCTCACTTTGGCTAGAACCAAGTTCATCAGGAGTATCAGCAACTCTAATCTCTACTTTAGAATAAGTTATTGAATTTGGAGCTTGTGTAAGTACTGCACTATTATTAATGAGTTCGTAGTTGCTAGTACTTAATTGAACCCAAATATTGTCTGAACGTCTTTGTAACCATACAGACATATGCTGTTTTGTAGCAATATGTTTTGTCGATATGAACGACCTAACACCATATTCCGTTGAAAATATTTCACTTTGTACTGCCATTCTTATATCCTTTTGCTTCTTGAATTTACGTTACCCTCATACGCTAAAGAGTTAATCCTAAATCCAAGATTTGTATTGTTTTCTATACCTATCTTAATATTCTTAGCGTTTCCAAATATGATAGGTTTTCTTTTGACTGTGTACTTCTCAGCAACTCTTCTAATTGTATTCCTATAAGTATCTTGTATGTAAAGACTAAAGCTACTATCTGGTTCACTCTCTATCTGTACAGTTTTAAATTGAACGATAGAGCCAATATCTTTATTACCACTCATAGATACAACCCATTCACCAAGTAGAATATCTACTGGAATAATTGTATCTCCATCATCTAAGAATGTAGAAGTATGTAATTGTGGGAATATATCTATTTGTTCTAGTTGGTTCGTCTTTCCAATATCAGCATTGCTCATATTCCATACGCTACTCATTAACCAATTTTTTGAACTATTCCATGTTCCATATGCTAATACCCAATTTTCCTGTGTTGATGCTTCATATCTTCTAATCAATAAAAATATCTTTTTACCAATAGAAAATGATGAATAGATTTCACCATTAAATGTCCATTTAAACCAAGCTGATTGAACTCTCTCTTTTCCACTATCATAATACTTATAACAATAGATTGTGTCACTACCACTTTTTGTTAGAAACAACATATTATTAACAGAAGAACCATACATTGTATCAATTGTATCAGGTATATATCGTTGAACATGAGCCGTAATGTCATCACCAGCGATAGTATTTGTTGATGATGAAACATAGAATTCAATCACAGCAGAATAAGAACCACGTTGAACAACAAAGAATACACGGTTATTGATAAACAATGGTCTTATGTTCTTATTGATGTCATATGCTGATGATTGGATAAACGCTATTGTTTGATATGTTAAAACATCAACATCTTTTAATCTGAACTGTAACTTATCTGATGTCAACAATAAACTATCTTCCATATTAACAGCGTACTCAAGTGATACGGCTTTTGTAGTGTTAAGTGAAATATCAATAACATCACTATCAAGATAACTTAATACTGTGGTTCTAAAGAAGTTACCATACTGAGCTACTTCACTTAGAACAACTGTTGTTTCAGTTATAAATCCTAGTCTATTTTTTAAAAAGAAAATATCTTTAATAACATTATTATCTTTCATAAAACTAGGAATAGGTGCGTATGTATCATCACCAACAGTTCTATCTTTCCAACCATCATATTGTTTAAATGTAAATGTTCCATTTGCTTCTCTAACTAATACATGAGGCATAGTTGATTTATCTACTAAATACTTAATGCCTCCACTCATAGTTTCTTTCCAAACACCATTATTATAAACAACATAGTATGGAACTTTTGTACCTGCTGTTCCGACAACTTTAATGGAAGTACCGTTATATCCTAGTGTTGATGGTAAATCTGACATAACAGAAACCTCATCAATAAATCCACGACTTGCTTGGTTTCCAAATGTATCTGTACACTGAAATGCTGTAATTGTTGATGTAGATACAATCTTCACAACAGAACCAACATTAGTAGCTGTAATTCCAGTATGAGCATTTAATGCAGTAACTAATTTACCTGCAACTGCAACAGTATTTGTATCTGTTACTGTTCCAGTAAATGTTCCACTTGATGTAGTAATAGTGTATGAATAAGAATATCCATACTGTGGGTCTGCACTCTTAACCCAAATGTATGCATTTAGTTTTGTTGTTGATGTTGAAACCAATGTTGATAACATCTGTGGTTTAATGTTTTTGTTTACTACAAATGTAGTATCTTTAATGGTAATGCAACTAAAACCATTCTTTCCACCAAAACTAGTTGTAAGGTAACTCTTTGAAGAACCACTATATACTAGTCCTGATGTTTCATTAAACACATTTCCATTTACAACATCAACAATCTCCATTCCATTTGATGTTATTTGAATAGAATAGTTTTCATCCTCTGTATCAACATCACCTCTATCGTAATTATACTGATATGCATTATTTGAAAATGTTAATACTTTAGATGTTGTTATTTTTGATGTTGGATTTCTTTTAAGTAATCCTCTATCAAGTGTAGGAAAAGCATTAACCATCTCTTCTACTTGAGTAGATAGTCTTTGCTCTGCTGATTGTTGGTTCACACCATTATAGATACTATCTATTTGATTTCTAATCAACATATTATGACCTTACATCCATAGATAAACCATATGAAGATGTAAGCATATTGTATCTAGCCGTTCTTCCATCGCTTCTTCGTGCTGAAATATAAGCATGATGTTCATCTTCTTCTGAGAACTTGTATTGGTTCGTATCTCCAATCATTCTGTATTGAAAAATTCTACTAGCACGGATAGTAATATAGTGTCTTAATGCGTGTGATAATGAGTTAAAGTCCATATCCCATACAACAGTACATTTTACTGCATTATTAAACTTAGCTGTTTTATCTTTTTTTGAATATAATCTCCAATCACGAACTACAATATCAGCATCAGTAGATGAAATATCAAGTACATTAGCTGGAATTGAAATATAACCACTTGCATCAGGGCTAAATTCCCAATCTTTATCTGTATTAAAATCCCAACCTTGAGATAATACGCTTTTCTTTACCTCTTCTAGTACATCACTTGCTTTCTGTGCCTCAATAATTTCTGCTAATTCAACATCATCATTGATTGCTAATTCATTAATACTTGAAAGAAGAATATTTACGGCATAGAGTAAGAATTTTTCGCTATCAATCATAGTAAACTCCTTAATTATGCCCTCCGTAGAGGGCTTGGTAAGATGTCTATTAGTAACTTAATTATAGCTTAAGCCGATTTTATAGACGCAGTTGATTGGCTTCTTAAAGCACCCATACCATTTGAGAAGTAAGCTGTTAGCAATTTAGCATCAAGGAAGTCAGCTTGTTCTGTAATCTTTGAGTTAATATCCCAAAGCTTAACAATACCAGCAGATTGATACGTAAATACTAAAGCAACGAGGTTAGCAGTAGCAGGCATATCGTTTGTTTGAAGGATTGTAGCACCAGCTACTTGTTTAACTAGTCCTGTATCAAAACCACCATTAGGACCACTTGTAAAGTCTACGTTTGTAGCTCTATCTGAACGAACCACATAAGAGTAGTTAGTTGGGTTCATAACAACATAAATATCATCCATATTGTCATTACCATTAATTGCAGCAACAGCAGAGAAGATAGTATCAGCGATAGCATTACCTTTAGCGACAGCATCAGCACCACTAGCAATAGCTGTATTTACAACAACAATACCATTGCCATTTCCAGCAAGACCAGTAGCCAAAGATGAAGCTTCAACAGCAGCAATAGCTTTACGCTCAACGAAAGCACCTAATTTAGAACCAACTTGACGAACGTTCATAGCAACTACATCATAGTTTGCAACAGCCTCAGACCATTTGTCGATACGTCTTGCAACATATTGTGGTCTATCAAGATTGATAACGATTTCATCTTGAGTTCCGTTTGTAACGTCAACTTGCGCACCAGCTGTGTAACTTGTTACTCCTGTATTAGAAGCATCCTCTTTACCTTCGATAATGAACTGTCCGCCAGTTCCACTAGTGATTGGTTTAGTCCATAGTAATGGAGAAACAACTAATTTACGCTTGTAACTCTCAAGTACATCTAGCATTACGTCACGGCTAAGTGTATCTGTTGTAGTTGTACCGATATTTGGGGTGGTAGCACCAGTATACATAATATTTTCCTTTTGAATGTTTTGTTTGAACTATCTTGTTGAATTTTTGTTCCAACCAAATTTACAACACACCAAAAAGACTTTTTCCTACTGGCTAAAAGTATATTTGTGAAGTCATTTTGTTGATTGGATAAAAAACCCAACGCAACAATTTATCGAATTCTATAATTTTTTAAACAGTTTGTCAATATTTAATCAACAAACTGCTTAAATTTTAATCAGTTATCTGCCGAAAATAACAGCATCTGGCGTAATAGCCATACGTTGCTTATGTTTAGCAATAGCATCTGAGTCTGCTCTACCTCTTGCTGAGTTAATATATCTTCTGTCAGCCAACATTTCATCTTGAGAACCATATGGCTTAATTGTAGATGAAGCAGTTTCACCTCTAATTCTATCTTTAACTTGGTTCTGTCCATCTTTTGTTGCTTCTTTATACATAGAATACATACCTCTAATAGCAAACTCACTCATAGATGACACAACATCTTTATCAAATGCATTTCTCTGCTCTTCATTTGTATTTTCTTTTGCCCATGCAATCATTGCATTGTACTCATCAGAACCACCTACAACAGAATGAGCCTTCTCAATTCTTTCTCGTAAGTCAATAGCACCTAATTTCAAATCTCTAATGTCAATATCTTTTTCTTTAGCCATTTGCTCCATTTCAGGAGTAAGCTTCATTCCATTTTCAATGAACTGTGGCAACATTGACATAATTGTTTCTTGCTGTTCTTGCATTTTTTGCTGTACTTGTGCTTGGTTCTCTTGTTCAGCCTTAGTACTCTTCTCTTTTTCCTTTTGTTCACGAACAGTATTAGAGTATTGGTTATGTAGTTCTCTATACTTGTTTTTAAAGTCCTCAAGTGACTTAAACTGCTTCATGTATTCAGGTTCTTTAGCTACTAGAGCGTTCCAATCGTTAAGACTTTCCTGTTCGTTAGCTTTTTGAATATCAGAAGGCAATCCTGTTGATACTTCTTGGCTTTGTACTTCTGTATTTTCTGCTTCCATTATCTACCTTTCTAGTGTAAAGTAACGACTCTATCGCGTCGCTCTTTGTTACTCATACGAACCAATAACTCATTAATCTGTTCATCACTTAATCCATGTTTCTCTTTAACCATAGCTCTTGTATATCCTGAGTTAATTAAAATACGCATCTCTTCCTCTGTTGGAAATGTAACTTGGTTAGGTAATCTACCCATAATTCTACCTTGAGATTTACTCCATTCACGGTATTCATCAGGTGTCATAACCATGACACTACCTTCTTTTGATGATGTAATAATTTCTGGGAATGATTTTTCTTCCATACTATTCTCCTTTGTTGGTCTTGCCATTTGTTTTTCCTTTTGTTTTAGTTTGTTTTGGCTCTTCTACTTTTTCTTCTGCCTTCAGCTCTTTGTTAAACTTCTCTTTGTACTCTTTAGCATCATACACTGTAATCATTACTGTCCTCCTTGTTGTACTACTGCCTGACCTGCTGATTTACCTAGACTTTCAGCACCACTTTGAACCAACTGCTGTTCTGCCATAGCTTTTTGCTGAGCTTGAGCTTCCTGCTGTACCTCATTAGGAGTTTTAAGTAGATTAACTGTATTGATACCGTATCCATTAGCATATCTACTAACCAATTCAGCATCTTTAATCCAATTAATCTTACCAATTTGTCCTAAACGAGTTAAGAAACCATCTAGTTTTGCTATCTCATTTGATAATCCTAGAGCATTAAGTCCTGTAATTACATCTACTGAAATAGTTTTGAACTTCAATTTGAGTTCATTCATAATCCAAATAACAATCTGCTTTGTAATTCTATTTGAAATTGTTGCATAAACACCAGCCATTGAACTCTCTAACTCTTTAGCCATCTCTCTAATCTCTTCTGCTGTAACACGTTCAGCTTGACGAGTGATTGAATTCTTAGTTAAGAACGCTTCTTCAAGTTCCTGTCTGTACTCTGCTCGTGTTTGCATAGCTGTTTGGAAATCAAAGTTCTTATTCAACTGTAATGATGTAACATCATCTGCTCTACCATCAATTACATCACCGTTTTCAGAGTTTGCAACATCTGCTTTTCTGGTTCTTCCTCCTCTTTCATCAACGAATAGTAGTGATTTTGAAGCAATGATAGCACCTTGAGTTAATACCTTTGATAAAACATTGTATGAATTAAGTGAACCATAGTAATCTTCAACAAATGGTCTATGGTAATCCTCTCCAATATTCCAAATCATGCCTTGATATGAGAATGGACACTCCATTCCTTTATATGTTTCAATATCTCCAACAATAATACCTTCTAACTCTTGATAGACAGTCCATACATCATTTTCATCTCTAACACACATTGTATAGAGTTCATATTCATCTTTCTTCTCTTCTACCTGTACATCTAATTCAGGTGGTAGTTTATTTAATTTTTCAAATACACACATCTCATAAGCATCACCAACATCATCAAGTGAAACAACAATAGAACGAAGTCCATGAATTTTAATGCCTTTATATGGTACTTTTTCCATAATACAAGCACCAATAACATTCTGGTGGTCTATGAGCGTAAAGATATGCTTACGAATGTCTTGTGCTTCAATCTGTTTATTAATTAAATCAGTTCCAGCACTCATCTCTTGGTTCACTTGAGCCAATAAATCAGGATTTCCTCCAGTTAACTTTTGCAATGAACGCAAATCAGGAGATAGTTTAAACCCACTGGCAGAAGGAGGAACAAGAGTCAATGTAATCTTAGATGATAGGTTCTTAACCAACTTAGCACCTAATGACTGTACATACTTATCTTTTAATCTATCTCCACCACTTGAACCTGACCTTCTGAACAGTGCTGGTATTGTTACCTCTGCAAAATCCTCAGCTCTATCTTCAAATGGCTTTCTTTTAGATAACCCTTTGTTGTAATACTCTCTTGGAGATTTTAATTGTGATTTGTCTTCCATCTTAATCCTTTTTTAAATACGGAAACCTAAGCCAGACTTTCCAGTAGTTCCTAGACTTGTTTGTTTTGGAATTAAAAAATCAGCCGTTGTCTGCATATCAGTACCTACTGATGTAGAACCACCTACTTCCATTGTTGCTGATATTTCATCAGGTCGTCTTTCCATAGCAATGCGTCTTGCTTCTTCTTCTGCTTTTCTCTGTGCTTCTCGTTGTGCATTAGTTGCTTCTCTCTGTGCTTTCTTGGACTCACTTGCTGAATAAGCACTTCCAGCTGCTCCAATTATCGCACTAGCTACAATTGCTTCTACTACTCCCATTATTTTCTCCTTCCTATTGTTAATACGCCATAATTTGTTTTTAATTGCTTTGTTCTAAACTTTTTACTAAATACACGAATAATATTATCAGATATATCACTACGATTTCTATTGTGTAGAATATATACCATGCAGTCATAGGCAATATCGTAAATAAATTTAATCATTCTTCTTAAAAATGGACTGTTATCTTTTGTAGCAGATAATATCATTACTCCTTTTCTAAATAGAACAATAGATATAAATCCATATGGTTCATCATCTTTATAATAT